GTTCCACTATCTCAAAATCAATTCGATGCACTAGTCAGTTGGGTGTATAATCTCGGTAATGGTAATCTCACATCATCAACTATGTTGAAAGTTCTCAACTCTGGCGACTACGACGGAGTTCCTGCACAAATCTTAAGGTGGAACAAAGCAGGTGGGAAAGTGCTCGAAGGACTTACTAGACGCAGACAAGCAGAAGCAGATATGTTTGTAGGTCATGACTGGACATTTAGACTATGAGTGAATGGTGGACTTGGTTAAGTAGTTTTTGGACTACCTATTACCGACTAACAGTTAGTTATAACGGTGTATGGGGCGACTCAGATGATAGAACATATACTGTAAAGAAGTTCTATAGTAAAAAGGACAAGTTTTTAAAGTTCAAAACTTCTGAGGGAGAATTAGTAGAAATTCGAGGAGCAGAAGGACTGAACTATAAAATAGAGGAGTTGTAATGCAACAATTTTTATTAGCACTTCTTTTAGTATTGGGTGGACTTTCATACTATTTATGGAATGAAAACGGAATACTAAAGGAAAATAATGCAAAGCTAGAAGTAGCTATACAAACACAACAAGAAGCAATGGAAACATTACAAGCAGACTTTACCTTACAAGGAGAACAGTTAGTTGAAATGAGTAAGAAAAGTCAAGCCGCACAGAGGGAGCTTAACAGATACTCTGAGTTTATAAGAAACTATGAGTTGAGTGCAAAAATAATGGGTGACCCTGTGGAAATGCAAAGGAAGATAAATAATGGAACAAAACATATTATGGAAGACATCGAAGAGCTCAGCACTATTGTTGATGACCTCGATGATGGTCTCCAACTGCAGCCTACTCCCAACGAAGACATTAGAGGTTAGTGCAAAACCGATAGAGAGAACAATAGTTCAACCTATCATGCCTCGGGAGATAGATTTAAGAGAAGTTCAATGGTTAACTATTACACCAGAGAACTATGAAGAACAGTTTGCCATAATCGAAGCACAAGAGGGAGAGTTAGTCTTTCTTGCTATGACTATTCCAGACTATGAAACAATGGCATACAATATGCAAGAGTTGAAAAGATATATTACAGAACTCAAAGATGTGGTAGTGTATTACCGAGAGGTTACCACAGCGGATTTAACTAATGGAGACACTAACAATTAAAAACCTTAACCTTTTGGTTAAGTTAGACAGAATGGCACAACAAGCATATGGTCATATAGCTACTTATAAAAATGACCCTCTACCTAACATATCTTTAGCAAGACTGCGTGAGAAAATGAAAGATAGTGAGCCAACTATGGATAAAGATAATAGTATAGACTATGGTTATAGAAACTTTAATAGAGAGTGGACAACTAGAAAGTCAGTTATACTAAATGCTTTTAGAAAAGAAACAAACACAGATAATTGGTATTATGATGAGATACTACTACAACCACCTACAATGGGTTGGAGTGCTTGGAATAATAACCATTATAAACACAAGAATTTTATTAGATTTATACACAATGCAGGTGAAGGGTTCACCCATTGGGTAGATAAAGGCAAATGGTCATACATTCCTGATAAGCATACTGCTGGAAATAAAGATTGGACAGTAATTGCAGGGACAATGGACGGCACACAGTGGTTATCTGACCGAAATAGAAGTGCTAAACCTAGATTTGTATGCGAGATTGCAATACCTAGTTACAATAGAAGTGAGTGGGAAAACGCAAAGGAGATAGTACAAAGTGTTAACTAAATTTTTAGAAATGCTACATTGGAGAAGAGTGATGAATAAGCACTCTGACTGGTTTGAAGAACATGAACCAGCACAAGAAAGGTTTGAAGAAAATGAGGAATGGCTAGAAGAACTCGAAGAAAGGGTAGTCGAGTTGGAAGCTAACTCTCACCCATGTAAAGAATTACATGAGTTTGAGGCTTACCCTGAACTTATAAGAAGAATAGAAGAATTGGAGAAAAATATTGGACGATAGTAGTTCGACGAAGCTAGTGGCGAATGACACTAGCGTAATAAAAATAAAACAAACAAAACAACTTCCCATAACAGTAGACATAAATAAAATATGTTCTGTTAGGAAGCATGATAGGTTTAAGAAACAAAACCTAGACTATATAAAAGAGGTAGGACTTGATAAACCTATTATATTAGTGCCAAACTTATATGGCAACTATATGAGGATAAAGGACGAAAGAAAAGACTGCATGCCAACATGGTTAAAAAGTTTTCCATTTCTAGCATACGCAGGGAATGAAATAATAACCATAGCAAGAAAGTTAAAATATGATAGCATTTCTTGTGTAATTGCAGAGGATATAGAGTGGGCAAAGAAATACAAGAAAGCACTAAACTACTAGTAAGTAAAAACGGTAAAGCAGATTTTGTAGGTCATGTGCCTAACTTTATGACAGAAGAAGAAATAGACAGTCTTTATTCTATCAATCAAGAGATGGAGTGGAAATATGCCATGACCAGATGGTCAGGGTATAACTCTAAGATAAGAAAGTGTAAGAAAAGAAGTAATATACAGTTCCCTTTCTACGATAGATTAATGGAGTATGTAAATTTATACAATAGTAGAACATACAACTTCCATCTATACGAAGAAAGAAAAAGACATGAAATAAACATGGTCAGATATGATGAAAAAGGTATGTTCTTTCGACCACACCGAGATTATCGTCCTTCACTCGAAGATATTTATACAAAGAAAACAGCAAGAAAGATTAGCATTAGTATACAACTGAGCAATGCTGAGGAGTATGGAGGTGGGAACTTAGAGATAGTAGAAAGCTATACTGTTCCTGATGTGTTCATGGACGCAAATTTTATTCCTGACTTTATGAAAGTTAGGGAAGACTTTAGACATAATTTTAAAACTATAAAACAGAAAGGGAGTTTAACGATATTTACTAGCATACATGAACATGAGAGCACTCCTCTAGAATGGGGTAAACGAGATATAGTAGTAGGATTTTTACGAGGAGAGTGTCATGCCTATTAAAGCAAACAAATTTTTATATACTCTACAAGATGAAGTAGAGGCACACGGCATTTATCATGCCCATTCTTTATTTCCCTTTTGTGATGTATTTCACTTTCACCAAAAGAGTAGAACTGATTTAAATTTTGATAGTAGTTTTCCTATGTATTGGGAGAACAAAGAAGCTATACTAAAATACTTCGGCAACATAGCAACCACTCATGGTTGGAAAGAAACACTACACGACCTACTATATGTGAAAGCAACAAAAAAGGGATTTCACTTACCAACACAACAACCAACTATAATATTTTGCCTACATGATAAAGTAAAGTTATTAACTTCTAAAAGTAGAGGCACTCTACGAAACTGCATGGCAATATATGATTACCAATTATACCCTTTTAAACAAAGAGGCATAGTTCCTACTTGGATAGGAGACACAGCAAAACCACTAGGAAACATGTGGGCACACTGTTTACATTTAGAAGAAGGACAGGAGATATTTTATGCAACCTACAGTTAATTTATTTATAGGCTCAGGTGGTAAGTATGATGAAAAAGCGGCAAAGATTTACCTATACAGTCTATACAAGAACACAAAGAGAGATATAAACATAACATGGCTTAGTCCAGAAACGATGGGTGAAGATTGGAACAGAACTTGTTGGGGGACACCTTTTACTTGTTATAGATATGCTATACCTCATCTAATGAATTATAAAGGCAAAGCCCTTTACACTGATGTTGATATGGTAAACTTTCGAGACATAGGACATTTATTTGATACTAGTCTGAATGGCAAGGCTTTCGGCATGGTATGGGACGCAATGCAAGATAATGGTCTAAGAGGTAGAGAACTAGGTTATCCACGAGGTTTCTGGTGTGATAGTGTGCTTTTGATAGATTGTGAGAAAGCGAAGGACTTTGTAGACCCAATAGAAAAAATGAAAAAGTGGAAGAATACTTCTTACAAATGGGAAGTTATGAGAAAACTAGGAAGTCCACACAAAGAAAAAACAATGGAACTAGTAGAACAATTAGACGCAAGATGGAACTCTTTTGATGGAACTAATCCTTCTAGACCACCATTAGATGGTAGCAATGATTGGACAAAGAAAGAGCATTTTGATGCAGATATGATTTGGCAATTACATCTTACAGCATTGAGTTATCAACCTTGGCACCCCAAGTATACACCTCATGCAAAAGGAACTCACCCAAGACCAGATTTAATGAAAGAATGGTGGAGGTTAGCAAGAATTGTCAATACCATTTAATAAATTAATAAGTGCAGTAGGAGAGGATAACTTTTACAAGAAGTATAAAGGTAAAAGACATTTTGTAATTAAGTCAGACAAACCTAGATTTGAAAATCATTTTAGTTGGAAAGAACTTGATAACTATTTGAATCAAATAAATATAGGAGCATGGGACAGAACCCCTCAACTACAAGTAGTATTACCAGATGGTAATAAATGGTGTAAAAAGAAATCACCAAACAAGAAAAGTAGAAAAGAAATATATGATTTATGGAAATCAGGAAGTAGTTTTATTTTGACATTAAGTGAGTTTCTAAACGAAACTATGTGGAAACAATGTCAAGAATTTGAAAAAGTTTATGGGATAGGACAAGCAAACATCTATTGCAGTAATCAAGAAGGTGCAAAGTGTTTTCCTATTCATGCAGACTCTACCGATAACTTTTTATTTCATGTATCAGGCACAGTGCGTTGGTATATGTATAAAGAGTTTCATCGGAAGGGACAACCTTATCGCCCACAGGAAGCAACTCTAGAAGAGGTGTTCGATTTAAATGAGGGTGATTTGTTGTATATCCCGAGAGGGAAGTATCATAGAGTAGATACTCTAAGTCCACGAATATCAATTAGTTTTCACTTTCATGAGCCACCAGCTTATAACGGAAGAAACGAATGGTATGACTGGAAGCCGTAGGAGAGAATTATGGCAAACATGAATAACATGGGTCAGTTTTCTGGCGACATGGATAGAAATGAAGTTGAGATAGACCTTAATAAATTTATGTCCTTATTGCAAGAGAAGTCCGAACTCAAAGATAGAATCAGGGAGTTGGAAGATGTAAACAATGTCAACCCATACCAAAAGTGGATTTTCTTTGCACAAGCAATTGACAGTTGGAGAATATTCCCAAGATTATTTTTAAGTGTATATATTTTCTTATTATACTATGCTACAATGTGGTTTATGGATTTACCCGAGCCATCATTAGAACAATCAGGTTTGATTTCAGTATTAGTCGGAGCAGGCGCAGCTTGGTTTGGTTTATACGCTGGAACACACAAAGCCCCAACAGCTGGTCAGGAAGGACAGAAAAAATAGTTCTTGACAACAAATGAAAATTTGTGTATAATATAATATATTATGGAAAATACAATAGACAAAAAAACTTGCCAAGTGTGGAACTCAGATACAAAGTCCTTTGAGACTTGGTATTGGGACGACTGCGAGTTTTGTGGCAAGATGGTAGACCACAAGACAGGCGAGTGTAACGAATATAAGTGCTGGAGATAAATGAATTTATTTTACTTAGACGAAGATTTAGATAAGTGTGCAGAATACCATGTGGATAAACACATTGTAAAAATGCCACTAGAAGCCGCACAGCTAATGTGCACAACTGTCTGGGTAGATAAAGTTTTGGGATTTGTCCCTAGAGCTTTGAACAAAGAGGAAAGTAAAATCCTCAATGAGGCGAAAGCCGAAATAAAAGATTTACCCCTCGAGGAGCGACCTCTGTGTCAGTATCTGCCGATGATGTATAATCACCCATGCACGATATGGACACGGTCGTCTCTCGATAACTTTGAGTGGGTTCATTGTTATGCCAATGCTTTGAATGACGAGTATCATTATCGCTATGGCAAACAACACAAGTCAGTAGTAGAAGTAATAAATAAACTACCTGAATTACAAAACACACCTAGTCTTGGACAGACTCCGTTTGGTATGGCAATGCCAGATGAGTTAAAAGACGCAGATGATGTTATTGGTAGTTACAGACTTTACTATCACACAGACAAGGCGACATTCGCCAAGTGGTCACACAGGGATAAACCCTACTGGTGGGACGAAGGTCTTGCTTGGTATGACCAAAGAATAACAGCAAAATGATTAAAGTAAAAAGAGGAGAATATACTTTTACATTCAATGATGGTGTTAGCAAAGAAGATAGACTAGCAGCGATTGATAAGTATATGGAGAAACAGCACTACTTCAGACAATTAATTATGAGAAAGTCTGACGGTAGTGAAGTGCATTTAGGAAATGGAGTAAGAAAGCATGGCGAAAGACATTAAACTAGAACAATTACTAGGGATAACTAAAGAACCCCTAGAAACTATGTCGCATACAGACATGCTAAAAAATAATCTAAAAGTGCAATATGATAAGATAATTCAAGAGATACATTCTCTAGAAGTTAAGTTAGCAGATAAAAAAGAATACCTTGCAAAGATTGAAGGTGGATTAGATGTTATTGAAGAACTTCAAAAATGATTATCATAGTTGATGATTTTTATCCAAACCCTGACGAAGTAAGAGAAAATGCTTTAAAACAATTTTTCTTTCCAGGAAGCAAAGGTAAAAAGAATCTATTTCCAGGTAAGCGAAGCCAAGGAGCATTTAATATGACTAACTGGATTTACTTACGAAACAGATATGAGAATATCTTAAACAGAAAGATTATAGATTTCCCAGTAAACAATAGCAATACTGCTTTTACACTAGGACTAGAAGAAACAAATCTACAAAAACAACCACATCAAAATTGGGTTCATCATGATAACAGTCAGATAACTGAAATCAAAGAACGAGAAAGTGGTGGACAATCGTGGGCGTCAGTATGTTATCTAAGTCCTAATGCGAAGCCAGACCATGGCACAGGTTTATTTAGGGCAAAGAATACTAAAAAGGTGTTCAAAACAAAAGATATGAAGATAGCTCCACAAGCAGGATTCAAAGAGTTTTGGGAACCAGATGGCATATTCGATATGCACACTTACGCAGCAAACATTTATAACCGAGTTATAATGTATCCTGCAAACTATTGGCACGCTCCATTCAACGCAGGTTGGGGGCATGATAAAAACACAGGCAGACTTGTACAAGTTTGCTTTTTTACAACAGAAAAATGAAAGATAAATTTAACGAAGAGACAGCATTAACTATGTTAAGAAACCATATTATAGGGACTTATCACAGTCATTATAGTATGAATAAAATACAATCAACGGAGTTCATATTCGATGCAGGTCATGGGGAAGGGTTTTGCTTAGGAAATATCATAAAGTATGCTCAGCGATATGGCAAGAAGAATGGGAAAGATACCAATGATTTACTTAAGATATTACACTATGCTGTAATGTTACTAGGAA